ATATTCAACCTACACATAAAAAACGAAGAGTTTGAGAACATAAAGAAAGCTTTCATATTTAATTTAAAGGAGGTGGCTTGACAAATCAGTTTAGTTGTGATACCCTATCTTATACTTAAAGTATTATTGTTTTAAGTATAATAATACTATAAACAAATATACTTAAAGGATAGAGACATGAGATGTTATTGTTGTAATAGAGCAGACGCAACCTTTTCTGACAAGAGAATGAATAGGTACTATTGTGTTGACTGTAAAGATGATATAAACAAAACAGCCTACAGTACCTTTGGAAGAGATGATCTCGAAAGGATATTTAGGATAAACGAAGAGGATGAAATAAAAAAGATTGTCAACATAAAAGAAAAATATCGAGAGTAGTCTTTACAAATCGATTAGAATGTATTAATATATAAGTATGGAGATTAGAAATGTTAGAAGTTGGTGGACTGTTATGGTGGCAATGGTGGATACTTATCATGGTTACTATCAACACTGGTATAAATACGATTCTGTTTTTTAAACACAGGCTCAAGGGTAATAAAAATGATTGATGTAACTTTAATAGATAGTATGGGTAGTGACTTGACTGTAGTAAACTCTGCTCGTGTAAGCTTCAACAAGAAGAGTGATTGGGATGAAGACAATACACTTACGGTGAGTGACGGTATTCTTATATCGTACCTCGCAAGACATAAACACATGTCACCTTTTGGACATTGCTTTGCTACCTTCCATGTCAAAGCACCAGTGTTTGTAGCTAGGCAGTTAGTCAAGCACAAGTTCCTAAGATGGAATGAGGTGAGCCGTAGGTACGTGGATGAACAACCAAAGTACTACTCACCCACCACTTGGAGAGGACGTGCAGATGATAAGAAGCAGGGTAGCAGTGGTGAAGTTTCTATATCCTACAGTACTATCAGTGTACTAGCGAAGCATGAGGTGTGGTGTAACAAAGCATACAAACAACTACTCGAACAAGGCGTAGCACCAGAGCAAGCACGTATGGTATTGCCACAGAATACTATGACGGAGTGGTACTGGTCTGGTAGTCTAGACGCTTGGTCAGATATGTGTAGACTACGACAGAGTGAGGACTCACAAGAAGAGACACGTAATGTTTCTAAGTTAATCAGTGATGAGATGGGGGAGTTGTACCCTAAATCCTGGATTGCATTACAGGCGTACAGCAGATGAGTGAACAGTACTGTACAACAAAAGGATTAGGGTGGGCTTTCCTAGTATGTGTATTATTTATACTAGGTGTACCTGTGGGTATGTGGTTAGCGTTGGAAGGATCGTCATGGTACGAGACATTCAGCATGATGAACCCAATGTTTTAATAAGGGATTGTAGATGATGATAGCTAAAGAGATAACACACAAACCATGTCCTCATGTGGAGTGTGACAGTTCAGATGCCTTTGCTTTTAATTCTGAGAAGAAGACAGGTTTCTGTCATAGTTGTGAGAGAACATACCCAATGAAAGGAATGAACTTGAAGTCATGGGCAAAGGATGAATATCCATTGGAAGAGATAACAAGAACACTGAAGACTACAGAGATCGAAGGACTTGGTGATTACGTTACCTATCGTGGTGTACGTAAAGATGTAATGGAGTTCTTCGGGGTGCAGACGTTTGGTTTCAATCAAGTGTACAAGTATCCATCAGGATTCAGGAAGGTACGTAACACAAAGGAGAAGAGTTTCAAGACAGACAAAGGTTTTAAAACTGATGAACTATTCGGTATGGACAAGTTCAATGCAGGTTCATCAAGGTCTGTAGTCGTATGTGAAGGTGAGCTAGATGCTATGTCTGCTTTCCAAATGCTCGACAAGAAGTATCCTTGTGTGTCTGTTCCTAGCGCAACACCTAACCAGAAACTCTGGCAGGGTAAGTCAAAGGAATGGATTGATAGTTTCGACAGGATTGTGTTGTCAGTAGATAATGATGAGGCAGGTAGGGCATTGGCTACCAAGATAGGAGCACTCTTCCCGAAGAAGACTTATCAGATTATACACGACAAGTACAAAGATGCTAACGAGTTTCTTGAAGGTAATGCTAAACCAAGTTACGCTGCAGCATTCTACAATGCGAAGAGGTACACACCAGATAACATTCGCAGTACACCTGAACAGTTCCTTGAGTTGTTCGAGAAACAAGACGATGCTATCTTTGTATCAACAGGCATTGAGTCCTTTGATGATGTAGCCTTGGGTCTAATGCAAGGACACTTCACTGTGTTTCAAGCACCTGAAGGTATAGGTAAGACTGAGTTCATGCGGTACTTGGAACATCACGTACTGACTGAGCACAAGGATATATCCATTGCGATATGTCACCTCGAAGAGACAGAAAAAAGAAGTGTGTTAGGTTTAGTTTCTTATGATCTAAACATGAACTTGACACGTAAAGATTTAATACAAGAACACGACATGGAAGAAGAGGTCAAGCAATCTATCATCGATCTAACCAAAGATGAGAGACTATACCAGTTTCAGATTGCTGTTGACGAAGACCCTATGGACATCTTAGAAAAGATAAGATACTTTAGGGAAGCCTGTGGTGTAAGCTATGTATTCTTTGAACCAATACAAGACTTAGCTTACTCACGTAAAGGTGATGAGACAGTAGAGAAATGGTTGTCTGGTTTATCAGTGCAGCTATCTCGACTAGCCTCAGAACTTAATGTGGGTATCGTAACCATCGCCCATGAGAATGATGATGGACAGGTACGAGATTGCAGAACCATTGCGAAACGTGCATCTGTTGTAGTTAAACTAGAACGTGATAAGATGGCAGAGGATCGTGATGAAAGGAACACGACAAAGCTCTTACTCGTCAAGAACAGACCTGCAGGAAAGACAGGGTTCGCAGGAAAGCTCATCTTCAACGAAGCAACCTTTAAACTCTCAGAGGATAGAGGACGATGGAGCTAATCCGTTCGACGATGTTACACACTGGATAGGGGAACTTGATGATAGTATTCGCAGACATAGAAACAAACGATCTAAACGCAGATAAGTTGTGGTGTATTTGTGTTAAAGAAAAAGACACAGGTAAGACACATGAGTTTCTTAACCTACATGAAGATGAAGTAGAGCGTACTAGATTCAAGGACTACGCTAAGAAAGTAACACGATGGGTAGGGCATAACTTCATTAACTTTGACGCACCTGTAATCAACAGACACTTAGGTAACGTGATAAGTATGTCGAATGTTGTAGATACGCTAGTCGTTTCTATGTTAATAGACTTCGGTATCGGATCACACAAGTTGGCTACATGGGGAGAAAAACTAGGCTACCCTAAAGATGATTTCAAAGACTTTCAGGGTGGCCTAACTCCAGAGATGTTAAAGTATTGTCACAGAGATGTAGAGGTAACAGAGAAACTATTCAATCACTTTTCCCCACATGTTATGTCACAGGCATGGTCACAAGCAATGAGACTAGAGCATGATGTAGCAATCATATGTCAGGAAATGCATGACGGTGGGTTTGAATTTAATATAGATGTTGCAAATAAGTTACACTTAGATATTACTAAGAGACTACAAGAACTAGAGGAGAGAATACATCAAGCATTCCCACCAAGACTAGAGTTAATAAAGACTATCAAGTACAGAGTCAGAGAAGATGGTGGTCTGTTTAAGAACGTAGAGAAAGCACTCGAAGAGTTTCCTGAGACTAAGATAGAAGAGGATATGCTAGAGTGTTATGACTACGTATCGTTCAATCCTGGATCGACAAAGCACAGAGTAGAGAGGCTATGGGAAGCAGGGTGGAAACCTACAGATAAAACTAAAGGACACATCAAAGCTATACGAGAAGACAACAAGGATAAACTAGAGCACTACAGTTATTATGGTTGGACTGTATCTGAGGAGAACCTCAAGACACTGCCTGACGATGCCCCTGAAGGTGCTCAAGCTTTAGCTGAATGGTTAACACTGGAGGGAAGAAGAAGCACACTTGCTGAGTGGATACAGGCTTTCTCAAATAGCAATGACAGTTGTATACACGGACAGTTTTTACACATTGGTTCATGGACAGGACGCATGGCTCACAGACATCCGAACATGGGTAACATACCAAGTGTCTTTCATGGTGAACCGAAGAGCGCAGTAGAGAGAGTGAAGAAAGATTATGATGGAGACTTCAGAGATTTATGGACAACACCTGACAATTGTTATCTTGTGGGTACGGATGCTTCAGGAATCCAACTTCGGATACTGGCTGACATCATGGAGAGTAAGCAGTACGTTAAGGCGATTATCGAAGGAAAGAAAGAAGAAGATACGGACATACATAACCTCAACCGTAAGGCATTGGGTCTAAAGAATATCACAAGAGACATGGCTAAGACTTTTATCTATGCGTTCTTACTTGGAGCAGGTACACAAAAGATTGCACAAATACTAAAGACAAATACAAGGGAAGCTAATAGAGCAGTGCATAACTTTACGAATAGCATTGAAGGTTTATCTAGACTACGTAGCATAGTGATACCAGACATAGCTGAACGTGGATACTTCAAGGCATACGATGGACGCAAGGTTTTTGTACCTAACCAACACAAGACACTGGCAGGTATGTTGCAGAACGGTGAGACTTTAGTAATGAAATACGCAACAAGACGATGGAGAGAGATAGCAGACAGAGAAAAGATAGACTACAAGATATGTACTTGGGTACATGACGAATGGCAAACACAAGTGAGAGGTGGTTTAGATGTTGCTGAAAGACTAGGAGAGATACAACGTGACGCAATCAAGTGGGCAGGTTTACATTTAGGAATCATGTGTCCACTAGAAGGTGAATCTTCGATAGGAAAATCTTGGAAAGATACACATTAACACTTGACACTAATGTAATAATATATTAATATATAAGTATGGCTCTAATAAAAGGAAGGATAACCCATGCCTAAGACAATATACAAAGAAGTAAAAACTGTAGGTCAAATCGAATGGCCTCGACTCAACGAAGAGAATCGTGATCTAACAGGGTACGGTGGAGCATACGAGAAGTCTGAGGGAGCATACACTGTTAATCAAATCCTAGATAAAGAGGGTATGAAGTCTCTCAAGGATTCAGGTTCTCAGAAGCAACCTAACCAGAACCGTATGATTGATGGTGAGATTGTAGTCAAGTTTGTACGTCCACATAAAGTTCTCAAGAAGGATGGTACTGAGATTCCACAAGCAGGTGGAGCACCAAAGGTTACAGATAAGGATGATAACATTTGGACTGAAGACATGGGTGTAATCGGTAACGGAACTCTTGCTGAGTGCACTAATTTAATCACAACCTTTACTGGAAGTGATGGTCAACAGTACAGTCGTACCAGTTTAGTTGGTGTTAAAGTTCTTGAACTAGAAGAGTACATCAAAGAGAACGAAGCAGTAGGATTCTAAATGAAAACCATTGATACACTAATTGCTGACATGCAAGAGGTTATCAAGGGTCAAGGTGGGTGGTCTGGAACACAAGGTTCTATTCTAGGCTCCAACATTTCTCTTGTAGCTAACAAGCGATTCAGTAAACCGCAAGAACCAAGAGGCTACCTGTCTCTATCTTCTATTGGAACACCATGCAAAAGGAAACTATGGTACAAAGTAAACACACCTGAAGAAGCTATACCTTTAGAGTATAACGCATTACTAAAGTTCTTTTATGGTGACATGATAGAAGAGCTTGCGTTAACTATGGCTATAGCTGCAGGGCATGATGTAAAAGGACAACAAGACAGACTAGACGTACATGGTATCAAAGGACATCGTGATGCGGTGATTGATGGCATGACTGTTGATGTCAAGTCTTGTAGTCCATACGCCTTCAAGAAGTTCAAGGAAGGTACTTTGCGTAATGATGATCCTTTTGGGTACATCAGTCAGTTAAGTAGCTACGTCTATGCAGGTAAGGACGATGATAAGGTTACTAACAAAACGCAAGGTGCTTTCCTAGTTATCGACAAACAGAATGGTCACATATGTCTTGATGTCTATGACTTCACTGAGGAACTAAAGACTAAAGAACAGGAGATGCTTGATGCTAAAGAACTTGTATCAGGTGATCTAACTGCAGAGCGTCAACAGAAAGTACCTCAGTCCAAGACAAGTCCTAACTCTAAGTTACCAATGATGTGCAGCTACTGTGAGTTCAAGAATAAGTGTTGGCCTGAAGCACGTAAGTTTATCTACAGCTATGGTCCTGTGTTCTTAGTAGATGTAAGATCAGAACCTAAAGTGCCAGAGGTTTCTATGGATGAAAGTTAAAGTAAGACAGAGAGCATTGAGGGCAGGTTACAGATCAGGACTAGAACAAGACACTGCAAAGTTCTTAAAGAAAAGAAGAATAGGTTTTACATACGAAGAGATGAAGATCAAATGGATAGACCCTAAGATCAAGACCTACACTCCTGACTTTGTATTAGACAACGGTATAATCATTGAGACTAAAGGAAGGTTTATATCTCCTGATCGTGCCAAACACTTAGCAGTTCGTAATCAACACCCTGAGTTAGACATACGGTTTGTGTTTACAAATAGTAAATCAAAGCTTTACAAAGGAAGTAAAACAACGTATGGTATGTGGTGTAACAAGTATGATTTTAAATACGCTGACAGGTATATACCTGAAGCATGGCTAAAGGAACCAAAGAGATGAAACTTACTTTACATAAAGTTATTCGAGAACCATTTGAGTATCCTGAACTAATCGATAACACTACAGGAGATAACCCCATCTGTGTTGTTTACTTATCTGAGTTCAACGGTAAGGTAGAAGAAACAGAAATGTTATACAGTACATTTGATGAAGCTTACGAAGAATCTAATAGAGTGAATAGAACTATAGAAGGTGTTGTTATAGAGAACAGCGATTTATACGATGCTTAGAAAAAGAAAAACAGTATTAGTTTATACATGTGCTCACGCTGATCCAGGAACAAGCAATGAAAGATTTGATTGGCTAGGTGCGTTTATCTACGACTTGAAACCAGACTACGTTGTAGACTTAGGTGATGGTGCTGACATGCGTAGCTTGAATAGCTTTGATACAAAGTATCCTCAAGCAATAGTGTCTCAAGGTTATGAACGTGACATCAACCACTACAACGATTCACAGGAGAGGTTACGTTGGAAGTTCAGACATCACAAAAGAAAGCGTCCATACTGGATAGGGTTCGAGGGCAACCATGAGAATAGAGTCAAGAAAGCTATCGCCCATGATCCAAGACTTCAGGGAGAGAAGTACGGGATTTCCTTCGGGCATCTTCAAACGAAGCAATGGTTTGACGAATACCATGAGTACCGTAATTCAGCCCCCAGTATCGCTGATTACGATGGCGTATCTTACGCTCATTTCTTTGGTGCAGGTAATTATGGCACACCTGTCTCTGGTGTTCATCATGCTTACACCTTACTACAAAACAGGAATCACAGTTCTACTTGTGGTCACAGTCATAAACGTAGTATGTATTTCAAAGATTCTGCACATCCTAATTCGATTATCGGGCTTGTCGCAGGGTGTTTCAAAGGCTCTGAAGAGTCATGGGCAGGTCAGTCAAACAATGAATGGTGGAAGGGTGTTGTAGTAAAACGTGAACTAGAGAACGGTGTGTATGAGCCTGAGTTTATTTCACTAAGCACCATCCGTAAACTCTATGGGGGGAAGGATGTTTGATTACGAGGGGCAGTTAGATTTATTAATAGAAAGCTATGGATTAGCTCAATTATTAGAACAGAATGATATAACAGAGAACGTTGTTCTTGGGTTGTTGATTGAAAGAGGAGACATAGACTTGGGGGATTACTTCTTCAAGGACATGCCATTTGATATACTAGAAGAGGAGTTAGAATATGATAAGTGAATCTTGGGAATACTACAAAGAAGTTTACAAAGACATGATGAGTCTTGGTCAGTATCAGAGTGCTGCAGCTAAGACTGCAATGTACAAACATAATCACAAGGTACTTTACCCTGCACTTGGACTAGCAGGTGAAGCAGGTGAGGTAGCTAACAAAGTAAAGAAGATGTTACGAGATGATAACCTAGATAAAAATGCTATTGCATCTGAGATAGGAGATGTCTTGTGGTACGCAGCTATGTTGTCTAAAGATTTAAACATAGAACTACACGATGTAGCTATGAAGAATCTAGAGAAACTATATGATCGTAAAGAACGTGGAACTATACAAGGGGATGGTGACGAGAGATGAGCAATTATCTACCAACAGACTACCAAGCATTCATTCACACATCACGCTACGCTAGGTGGTTGGATGAAGAACAAAGACGTGAGACATGGGGTGAGACAGTAGATCGATACATGTTTAATGTTGTTCGTTCGTTGGTAGATTCTAGTATTTGTAATGAGATAGAACAAGCAATACTATCTCTCGAAGTAATGCCAAGTATGAGAGCAATGATGACTGCAGGTGCAGCCTTGGATAGAGACAACACTGCAGGGTACAACTGTAGTTACCTACCCGTAGATGATCCTAAGTCCTTCGATGAGGCTATGTTTATTCTGCTCTGTGGTACTGGTGTTGGCTTCAGTGTCGAGAGGCAGTTCGTTTCTAAGCTTCCAGAGATACCAGAACTCTTCGAGAGTGATACTACCATTGTGGTAAAGGACAGTAAGGAAGGGTGGGCTAAAGCTCTTCGACAAGTTATTGCTCTTCTCTATAGTGGTGAGGTTCCTAAGTGGAACGTTAGTAGGGTAAGACCTGCAGGTGCTAGGCTGAAGACGTTTGGTGGACGTGCTAGTGGACCTGCTCCTTTGGTTGACTTGTTTAACTTTGTAGTACATGTATTCAAAGAAGCACAAGGACGTAAGCTATCAAGTATCGAAGCACACGACATCATGTGTAAGATAGGTGAGGTTGTAGTAGTAGGTGGTGTTAGACGTAGTGCTATGATCAGTCTATCTAACCTATCAGATGATAAGATGCGACACGCTAAGTCAGGTGAGTTTCCTGCTCATAGATACTTAGCTAACAACAGTGTAGCATACGTAGAGAAACCAGATAGTCTTTCATTCATGCGTGAGTGGATGGCTCTAGTAGAATCAGGAAGTGGAGAGAGGGGTGTATTCAATAGACAAGCAAGTAAGAATCAAGCTGCGAAGAATGGCAGACGTGATCCTAACTACGACTTCGGAACTAATCCGTGTAGTGAGATTATTCTTAGGCCGTATCAGTTCTGTAATCTTACAGAGGTTGTTGTCAGGGCTACGGATACTGTGGACGATCTGGAGCGAAAAGTCCGTTTGGCAACAATACTGGGAACTATCCAATCCACATACACCAACTTCCCCTACTTGCGTAAAGTGTGGCAGAGAAATACAGAAGAAGAACGACTGCTTGGTGTGTCATTAACTGGAGTCCAAGACAACCCACTTATGACTTTAAAGAACAAAGGATTAGATAAGACACTAGAAAGACTTCGTGAGGTTGCAGTAGCTACTAACGATGAGTGGTCTAAACGTCTTGGTATTAATTGTAGTACAGCTATATCGTGCAACAAACCATCGGGAACTGTCTCCCAACTTGTTGACTCTTCTTCTGGTATTCATGCTAGGTATAGTCCTTACTATGTACGAACAGTAAGAGGTGACAACAAAGACCCTCTCACTCAGTTTATGAAAGATCAAGGTATACCAAGTGAGCCGTGTGTTTACAAACCAGATCAGACTACAGTGTTTAGCTTTCCAGTACAAGCACCAACCAATGCTGTAGTAACATCTGACTTGTCAGCTATCGATCAACTAGAAACGTGGTTGATGTATCAACGTCATTGGTGTGAGCACAAACCTAGCGTGACAATCAACGTAAAGAAAGATGAATGGTTTCAGGTGGGTGCATTTGTTTACGAACACTTCGATGAAATGTCTGGTGTAAGTTTCTTACCATACGATGATCACATCTATCAGCAAGCACCTTACCAAGAGTGTACTAAAGATGATTACAAAGAACTTATTAAGACAATGCCTAAGAGTATTGATTGGACTAAGCTATCAGAGTATGAGTTAGAAGATACAACTAAGTCTAGTCAAACATTTGCATGTACTGGGGAGTCGTGTGAGATTGTAGACATATCAGCATAGGAGAACTTGATGGGAAACAGCGGTATATACTGGATAGATTCAGTCTTTGATTCTTGTGTTTTATTTCTGTTGTGGTCAGCTAAGATGATGGGTATTACATACGAAGAAATAAATGTATATCTTTTTTGTATTGCAGTTCCGTTAATAATAGTGTATCAACATTATAGAATCAAGTATCTAAAGAGGAGAGCCTATGGCTAGTTGTGAAAAATGTAATGGCTTGTTGGATGATGATGGTATATGTGGTGAGTGTCTTGCTATTGAAAGATCAGTTGATTTAGTAAACAACCCTGTTCACTACAACCACAGTGGGATAGAATGTATACAAGCTATCGAAGCTATGACCGAGAACATGTCTGGTAGTATAGCACCACATGCCGCCAATGTTCTCAAGTATCTTTGGCGTTGCGAGTACAAGAATGGTTTAGAAGATATAGACAAAGCTATCTGGTATCTCAATAGACTACGCAAGAGATGGACTGATACGCATAAGTAAAGAAAAAACCCCCTTGGATTTCTCCTTGGGGGTTTATTTTATTTCTTTTTTCTTTTCTTACCAGAGGCGGTCACTGACCACTTGACTCTCTTTGGTCCTGTTTTCTTTCTGGCTTCACTCTTTGATATTTTTCCTGCAACTGCTTTAGGTCTACACGCAGGGTAGCCTCTGCGTTTATCTTTCTTCCCTGACCTTCCACACTTTTTACCTGTCTTGACATCACGCCAATCCTCTTTGAACCATTTACCTAGACCTTCTTTAGCCATATTACTTCTTCTTCTTTACTCTGTTGTCCTTGCCTTTCCAACCACCACCTTTAGACTTGTACCACTTAGCAGCCCAAGCATTTGCGTATGCTGAAGGATAGACCTTGAACTTCTTCTTAGCTTCTGCCTTGGCTCTAGACCACAGAGCAGGTTTTGTAGGTGTAGGACTCGCCATGTTAGCCTACCTTACAGTTACAGTCAGGACCACAATTCTTATTTAAGATTGCACACCCTATTCTTTTTAAATATCTCCATAACCATTTTACTATCTTCATGTTGAAACTCCTATTTCTACACATGTTCCTTGTGAAAAGACACCTCTTGAAATAAACATATCTACCATATTACGCATCTCTATACGACATTCTTCTCTAGTTCTGTATAAGTTTTCATTGTTGACTGTCAGAGTACACGTTGCTGAATTGGTAGGTGACATACAGAACATTACTATAGCTAACCACATCAGAAACTAAACTTAGCCCCTACAGTTACGTCACCAAACTCTAGGTCTGCGTCTGTTGAGACTTCAGTATATAGGTTGATGTTTGTACTAGGTACTTCGTAGTCTGCAGTGAAATCTAGACCTTGAAAGATGTTTCCTTCTTCTAGCTCTAACATATCAATATCAGTAGCTACACTTAGACCAATACCCAATGTAGTTATTCCTGCAGATGGGGTCAGTTCCCATTCCCATTCTTCTACACCAGTAGTGTAGTTTAGGTCAGTCTCTGCACCTATCGACAACGTTTGCCCTACTACAGAAAAATCCATAGATGATACCTTAGTTGCTGCTATCGCAAGAAAGCCCATTACCGTTACTATACTAATAGTTATTGTCTTCATTGTATTTATCCTTTTACCATTTTACTTTAGCAGCCCAATACGCTGCACTCATCTTTCCCTTTTTAATATTCTTAGCATGTCGTGCACGAAAAGCCTTATTCCTAGCTGAACCTTTAGGGCTTCCTCTGACACCTTTCTGACCAAACCTGATAACAGTTTCTTTTCCATTGACACAAGCCTTTACTACATGAGATTTAGTAGGATGTTTGGGTGTAGCTCTAGGACTATTACACTTCATCTTTGACTTGTTAAGCCGTGCTGCCATTTTTCTTTCCCCTTAGTGTTGCTATAAGAGTAAGTAAACCACGTCCCATTTCCTGTGGACTAGGTGCTAACCAACCTAGTACTAGAAGTATCAATACCCAGGGTGGTATCTCATTTATATTTATGTTCTCCACACTATCAGTACTTACTTTATTCTTATCGTTACTTTGATTTAGGTTCCCTTCAAGAGTCTGTAAGCTAATCTCTTGATCTGTATTTGTAGAGTTACCTACTGTCTGTGAGTTTGTTTTACCTGCCTGTGTATTAGCATTGACACTAGGTCCACCTCCACCACCAAGTAGGTTCATAGGATTCAACATGCAACCTGCTAGTAGGCTACCTAGAATCAGACTTGCTATAAGATTCCTCATGGATTACCCTCGTTGGAGTTACTGTTGTCTTAGATTCTTTACCCATCCATATACCAAAGCACCCTGTCAGAGCACCCATACAGACTGACACCAGACCTGACTGTTGTATTGTCGGATCAGGCAAAGCCATATACCAATGAACAGCCTGATATGTTAGTATAGTTACAGCCAACATCATTAGCCTTGGTATAATTTTCCAATCATCAATTACTGTGTGTGCCATTATTCCTCGCATACTTTATAGCAATGTTTTTACTACGAGTAATTATTATAACATTACCGTTCTTATCATATACTACAAACTTATTATTTACTTCTATCAACCTCAAAGCAATGTACCGCTGATTTACTATTCGTTACCATCACCCTTGCTCTTACCATCTCTTCTTTACAGGCTTCTTCTGATCCGTATGTACCTACTTGGTAGTACTCGAACTCATTCGTTCCCACTATGAACTGCATCCACACTAGGAACCACATCACCATCTACCTTGTTGTTTGCCGATGAAGTAGAATACCAATAGTAGCAAGCCGCCCCCAAGGATAAACATAACACCACCGATACCGAAATTAATAATCGCATCTACTCTCTCCTGTTTCTTGTAAAGTTCTTCTTTTCTTTGTCTACGCATTTTAGCTTCAATCTGTAAGACCTCTTCCCACGCACTAGGTCCGTAGTTCCAAGATATATGATCTTTTATCTCAGCCCTCATTTGTTCCATCTTCTTCTTGTTAGCAAATATCTCTAGAGCAGTCTCTTCGTCACTACCTTTGAATGTCTGCTTCCACCAAGGAGGATTCTTTTCTCGTTCCTCTAAGTTAGTAAAGTCAGAGAAAGCTTTACCCCAATTGGCAAGCTGACCTGTCATTTCTTGCAAGTCTTTACCTGCACCAATAGCACCCTTCAATGCTTTGAAAGCACCTGATGCCATCATAACACAACTTACTGGGTCCATTACTTATCTCTTAGTGCTTGTTCTATACTATCTAGTTTATTAAAGATTGCCTTGACAGTTTCTTTTAGTTCTTTCATCTCTCTGTCGTAGGCTAACCTATTAGCTTCATACTGTGCTTGGAGTACTGCAATGTCTCTTTCGTTCTTACTTGACTTCATAAACAAAAACCAGACAATTCCTGCTAAAGGAGCGACTAACCACTGCATTATAAGTTCAAGCATCTCCATTACATCAACTCGAAATGTGGGGCATCGATGAAAGGTCTTCTGGATTGAGAACGTCTTAGGTCTACATAAGCCATCATAGCATCTTCTGATGTTCCTGGGTAGGTTCTTATGTCACCCTCACTCCACGCTGCTCCCCATTTTATACTACACCCTACTTCTTTAGCTGCTTCTTTGAAAGCATCACAGATGTCATCATACAAGTTTAGCTCCCATGACACGTCTGGACCTACATAAGCTACTACGTCTACTGCATGACTAAAACCAGTTTGTTGAAGTAAGTGTTTAGACCTCATGGTTTGTGATCTTCCTGCAGCTACATTAGCTTTTTGTTCATCTAAAGTTCTGACTCCTTGCGTCACTCCGAAGTCTACCTTAGAAAGTTGTATAGCTCTCTCAACTACTGCAGTCATATCTGGATGTACTCCTTCGAGTCTATCCAATGACCTTTGACTTAATCTAAATGTCATCCTATGCTCCTAGTTTACCTAATTGTAGTCTGACCTGTCGGCCTGTGTCTCTTTCTGTTCCCTCATAGTCTCTACTACCAAACAAGAATGCAAGATTCCTAACCATTTGATAGTCGGATGGACTGTTTTGTATTGTATCATTCAATGCTTCAAAGAAAGTTAGTCCTGACTTCTCGAACTCATCTGCAGAATATGATAGATACCTACCGTCTTTCTGCTTTCCTTTACCGTAGAATGCCCAGTTGTTAAAGTCGTACTGATCTACTGTTACTAGATTACCATCTGCATCTGCTTCTACCATGACCTCACCAAGAGTCATCTTAACTTCGTCTGCAGGTTTTAGATTCTTTAGTTTTTCTTTTAGTGTTTGAGCATCTTCGTTCTGACCACTAACAAATCTAGCAGAAAGTTTAGCACCGTACTTGTTGTAGTCTTCATAATCAAGTTTAACTCTTTGTCCAGGTTTTATACCTTTATCTATTGCAGCTTGTTTAAGAATATCTAAAGATTCAGGACTAAAACTAGACTCAGTTATATCACCTACTAAAAAGTTAGGAACAAATATATCTTTTAACATAGTTCTAACTGGTGTAGATGAAGCAACCTTCACACCTTCGAGGGCTTTTTCGCCTAGTCCTTGCATCTTATCAACACCTGAACTAACAGCACCGCCTACAGTTTCTACAACATCAGAGCCTATATCTAATATATTCTTAAACGTAGCTTTAGATGTTTCATCTGAAGGTAGTTCTATGGAAGTTATAGTTTTAAAACCCATATTATTCTACCTCATCGAACCTTGTTCCTATAAAAATAAACTCTCCTGATTGTAATCTTCCAGAATCTACAGCTGTTTGAGCTTCTTCCTCTGTTGAAAAGTATGGTATTTCAGATAAGTTAAGTGTTAGTCCTGTTTTATCTTTAACATCTTTAAGAAATTTCTCTATTTTACCTGGCTTGCTTTCTGTGTACCAAGGAGCTTGAGTTGCGTTTACAAGTTCAGGTCTAGCTTGTGGACGTAAGCTTTCAGTGATAGGTCCAGGTCTAGGTTCTGGTTTTACTTCACCCTTTTCGATTGCTTCTTCAGCCATAGCAGACACATCAGAGACACTCATCTCACCTTCTCTTAGCATCTCCTCGCTTATTATACCTGATGCGTAGTTTTCTCTTGCTTTCTGCAGTATCTGTTTAGTTTCTGCTACAGTATGTTTAGCTTTGTTTCCTTTTTTGTAGTAACTTTTACCTGTGTTTGGATCAGGTATAGATGCAAACTCTTTAGCGAACTCTAACATAGCAGAATTAATATCATCAGACTCGCCTTTTATATATGCAGCTAGTTTAGGACGTTTACTTCCTAGAATCAAAGCTAGACCCATACGGTCCTGAACATCTTCACTGAATACTGTGTTGTCATTGAACCCTGCATCTTTCATAGCCTTGTCTATTGTATCAGGCGTAAGTTGATAAGCACCTACAGCAAACAATCTATTAACATTGTTAGGGTCTTTGATTTTCTGGTATCCTTTAATATCCCCTATTGTCATTTCAGTTAAAAGCTTACCACCTCTTGTAGTGCCATTTAGCTGAGTACCAATAATATCATCACCTACTGTGCCACGATTACTAGATGTGTAGTCTCCTTCACCACTCTTGATAAAGTCTAGTACGTCAGACTGTATTTGTTGTGGTGCTCCACCTACATCAACAGAGGGTTCATCTACCTCTTGTACTGTAGTTTTAGAAAGTATTGAGTTAGCAGCTTTTAGTACATCTCTGTGTTTATATGCTCTTTGAATGTCTTTAAAACTAGCTGAATAAGAATTACGAGGAAGAGCTAGTTTACCGTTAAGTAAGTTTCTAGAGGCGTTTTGAGGATCACCTTCTAAACTAACTCTTATGTATTCTTCATTTGTAGCATAGTAAGTCTGCGTAGCTTCATCCCACTCAAGATCAGGGTTACGATTAGTGTAACCTTTTGCTCCACTAGGTCCAGTTGATTCCATAGAAGTTACTTTAGCTTCAGAGAATCTAAGGTTATTGGTTACTGCACTGTTTACTAGTGTTCGTATCTGGTTTGCAGTTGCAGTATCGTAACTGTCTAAGAGGTTTAGTTTCTCAATAAGACCAGAATCTACTATAATCTCATTTAACTTAGAGCCTGTCTGTTGTAGATCAAGATTGTTTAAACTTTTTATTGTAGATGCTATACCTGCTACAAGTTGACGCCTACCTTTATCAGTAGCAATGTCAGAAACCTCTAAGCTTTTTATCATATTCAAGCCTAGATCACGCTCTTTCATCATATCTTCAGGAGTTAGTCCTTTTGTACTAAAAACAATATCTAATTCTTCTTTAGTCATAATGGTGTTTGGACCTATGACATCTCCTTTACGAGCCTCTACTAAGGTATCAAAGATATTACCTAAACTTCCCTTACTTAACATAGCAGCCGTTAGAGTTCCGTCACTCATCTTATCAGTTAAAGCTTTATGTAGTTCAATACCTGCCTGACTAGTTAACAAGTTTGCATTTAACAAGTTAGCACCTGCCACTACATCTGCAATAGTTCCACCTGTCTGTGCTAAGTAAGATGATATACCTTTTACAATTTTATCTGGCTCTTTAGAATCTTTTACTTCACTTAAAAAATTACCTAAATTAGTAAAGTACTCATCATACTGCGCTCTCTCCTCTTCAGGAACAAAGTTAGGTATAGATAAATCTATTAATCTCTGAGCTTCAGATACTCGAACTTCTAGCTCTTCTATATCCATTGTGGTTATAGGAGCACCGCTGTCTTGTTTTATTTGTATAGAAGCCATGAGAGCTATATCTAAGTTCTTAACCTGATTACCAATCTTAGGTTGTACTTTAGTGTAGTACTCAGTAAGTGAATTATTCTTTACAGTAGTTGCCATCAAGGTTGTAGCAGCTGACTCTGCAGCGTGGTTCTGAGCATAAGCTAATCTCTGGTCTTCTGTATACTCTGGATGAATAACCTTAGATGCAGCGTATGCAGTAATAAACTGTGGGTCTTTTTGCATAGCTTCGAACTGAGTCTGTGCTGTAGTCTTTTGTATGTCTCCAAAGTCCATACCTGTCTTAGCTTTTAGTGTAGTGTTATACTTAGCTAGATCAGAATACCCTCCAGGAAGTGTGGACGCAGCTTTGTTTACAGCTGAACTATACGCACTACGTCTTTCTTCAAAAGACATTCCGTTCTGATCTGCCTTTGCATCAACATTGTCTATATCACTTAACAATCTAGACACTGCACCTTTTTCTCTAGCTGTATCATACATATCGTAGGCTTGACCTACCATTTG